AAAGATAAAAATGTTTTACCAGTACCAGCTGATCCGCTCAATATAAGATTCTGATTATTATTCCATGAATCATATACTTTTTCTTGACTTTGAGTCAATGGTTTATAGCTAGCTATATGCTCGAGTCTTAATTTGCTTGGTCTTTTTTGTTGCATTATTTTGATTTAATTAATCCTCTGTCTTTAGGTGGCATTCCAGATTTAATTCTTTCTTGTACTTCTTTCCAACCGCCACCAGCTCTTGTAAGAACTGACTTACCACCATCATGGTCTATATTTAATGTTGTATAGTGAGATTGAACATCTGGATTTTCTTCTAAGAATTTAACTTTATTATCATAAGACATAAACTTTTCGAATACTTCGCCTGTCTTTGTATTTTTAAATTCATATGTTGGCATTTATACTACTCCTAGTTTTTTAACTGTAAACCATTCTGGTATTGGTCTTTTTGTCCAATCCATTTTGAATCGATCTTGTTTTGTATGATAAAAGTTTCTGTATGATTGAACTGCATCAGTTCCACCAAGTCCATTAACAACACATTCAGGATTTGAACCCATTGCAAGTTTGAATGATGTTTTTCCTGTTTTGATATTGTTAGGCTGATGTTTAAGCGCTTCACGTAGTTTAGTATCAGTTGAATGTATTTTACCATACCTATATGTATACTCATCGCAAAGTGCAATAAAATGATTGTAATGCCATGTGTAATTACAACAGCCTTCACGAGTCCATATTGTTGATGGATGATTGAAATGACATGCTTTGTATAGTATATCTTCGCGTTCATCGAGTAGTTTCCAATATTGTAGCATTGCGCCTGATTTAGATGGTCTTCTTTCCATTACACCATCTAGCATACGATGAACTGTTGAAAGCATTTGAGCTGATTCAACAATCATTTTGACAACGTGTTTATCACATTGATCTTGAGCTGCAATCACTGGGTCATTATCGAGTACGAATATATTCATGCTGCTTTCTCCATGTGTTTGCAACTACCTCTGAACTTAAATCCAGGACATGAGCATTTGTCATTAACAATAGTATATGTATTACCATTGCTACCTTTGACAGTGATTGCTCCATCTGGTAGTTCTTCTGGCCATTCGCCAATAAGTTTGAATTTGCGTCTTGATTTCGAAAACTGCTTCATAGGAGTATTAAACTCTTTGTAAGCGCCACCTTTAGGCATATAACCTATAAGGTATCCGTGGCTGTTAACGTAGTAGTCGCCGTTTGATATTTGCTGGTCATCCCAGTCTGTTATTTCGCGTAGTATCTGTATCATAATATATATTATACCATACTTTCAATCAAATGTAAACGTTTTTTTGGGTTTATTTCATTTCATTTAATGTATGAGACATATAGTCAATTTTTTTACCTATTTTATAAGCTAGGTTATGCTTGCCCTTTTTTAATAATCTCTTCTGATAGTATATTGCCTCTGAAATATCTTTCTTTAGCCTTTCAATTTGTAAAAACATAGGTAGTCTCCTTGTGATATTAAAATTAAATTCTATCATAACGAAAGTGTTAACCTCCTATTTAACTATCAAATTTGGAAATGCATCGTTAACTAATCTTTTAGTGATGCCCTTGTATTTCATACTTTTGTCTTTTGCTGCAACGAGCAGATCAGCTTCTTCTGGATTAAGAGTTTCGAGCAAATTAAGAAAAAGACCTTCTCTCTTAAGTGGTTTCATACCATTTGCTACTGGTCCTTTAAAGAAATACTTAAATTGAGTATATGCTTTATTTAAGCGAGTATACTCATATCCTTTTGGAGCATCGTCTTGACTATAATTTGGAGCTCCAGCTGGAAGTGCAGATACTATAGTATCATCATAGTTTATTCTAAGTATGTCTGTAAGACCTGGTGATTTATTGAGTTGTAAAAACTTGATTCTTTCATCACGTTTTACGATTTTGCCTGCTTCAACCAGGACTTCTGATATTAATTTTCTAGCCATTGTAAAATTCCTCCACGACTTCAATCAAATGATTACATCTTTTCTTTATTAAATAGTTCAATACTTTCATATTTGGTGTTTTTGTTTGACCATTAAAATTATTTATAATAGTTTCTTGTATAGTTTCTGGGATATCAGTTAAATCAATAAGTTTTTTATTACGTTGATAATTACGGTATGTATCATCATCCATTGATTCTCTTAGATTATCAGAGTTTTCTAGCCAAGCATCTATCCTTGTTTGTCTTAAAGGTGTTTGATTTTTTTCAGTTATAAACGTATCGTCATCAGATAATACGTTTGGTATACCATCTCCACTATCGCCTCTCATAATATGATTAAACAAATATGTTCTTGGATTAGCATCTTTTACGAATTTCTTTTGTATAGGACTAAACTGTTTTACGTTCTTGTACTTTTGTAGTTGTATAAAGTCTTTATCAGATGATATAATCATAACAGGTTCTGCTTGACCAAACTCTTGAGTTTCCATTGTTAATGTACCTATGACATCATCAGCTTCTACACCTTCTAAATGTACAACTTTATATGGTAGATAATCTCTTATTTCATCTCTTACAGTTTGTAATATTCTAAAGATTTCATTCCAATCTTGCTTAGATTCTTCTCTACCTTTTTTACGAGACGCTTTATATTCAGGAAAGAACTCTTTTCTCCAAGTGTTCATACCGTCAGCGCATATAACCAATTGGCCATATTCGTCTCTGTAACGCTTATTATACATACGTATACTATTAAGTATCATATGTCTTATCATTTGTTCATCATTTAGTTTTTGAACTATTATATTAGACAGCGCTATTTGGCTGTAATCAATCAATATCATCTGGGTCCTCTGGTTTATAATCTGTATCTTCTGGCTCAAACACATATTCAGCAAGTTCGTGGTTTGCTTGTTCGTTTATAAGAATCATTTCTTTTATCTTGACATAAGCACTGTCCATCGTTTGATGTAATCCATGTGGAATTCCATAATAACGATTTAACATACCATTTATCATATTAACTATGACATACATATCTCTTGACTCTTGATTAGTTTCATCTCTGAAATCCATCTCCATAAAGTCTTCTGATACTTCGCCAGCATTAATAAATTCTTCTAATACTTCAAAGAGAAAATGCGCACTATCGACACATGTTTCACTTGCTTGATCAAGCGTTTTTTCGTCTTGCTTTTGTTGTAATTCCTGTGGTGTAGGAAATTTAAGTATTTTTGCCATTATATATCTATTATACCATACTTTTGAGTAAATGTAAACGTTTATTTTAAGTTTTTTACAGCGTTTCCACCTATTCTACAATTGATAATACCATTGTAATAGTCTTCTGTTAATAAAACTTCTCTTTCGAATTGTTCTTTTGTTTCCATATAAGCGCATTCGCCTTTTGTTTTACATAAGTGTATAATCTCTCTATGGAAAAAGTCTTCTCCCATATTGATTACATCTTGTTGTAAGTGTTTATTTGAACCGTAATATGTACGCCAATCTGACTCTACTTTAAGTCTTTGACGTCTTTTTCTTTTCTTTGTAATAGGTAAAGTCTTTGCTTTCCAGAAGAATTTCTTTCCAACATACTTTTTATTTTTTGCTCTGTTAGTTATACAGTAGACAAATCCATACCATACATCAGGTGTAAATTCTTCTGGTGGTTCGAATGTTCTACCTTGGTATAACCAATTATTCATTAAAGTCCAGTTCGTCTGAATCTTCAGTAGCTTCGCCACAATGAGGACAAAAATTTATTTTGATTGGTTCATCAGGTTTAATTACGATACGTGAATAGCAGTGCTCGCATTCTAGAATCATAGCTCTAAGTCCGTAAGTTCTTTAAGTTCTGTATATCCACCAATCTTACTGCCATCAACAATGATTTGAGGAAACGTTCTTGCACCTGGAAATATCTCAGTCATGTAACTTCTATCAAAATCAATTCCATATTGTTTATATTCGTAATCCATTCCTTCCTTTTCGCATAAAGCTTTTGCCATATCGCAATATGGACATTGTTCTTTTCCGTATATCTGTATCATAAACTTAATCCTATTAATGTGTTATCATCTACATCTTGTTTTACTCCACCTACGACATAAGAACTTATCTCTGTCTCTTGAGGAGCTACCTGCACGTTACCACCTGATATCCATTTTTCTGTCCAAGGTAATGGATTCATTTGTGGAACTGTATATGGACAAGGTAGACCTAATGCTCTCATTCGTTTACTTCCTATCCATTCTACATAATTTTCTAATATGGTTTCATTTAAACCAATCATTGAACCATCTTTAAATA